GCTGTCGTGATACATTCTATTTGTCCTTCTATAATTAACTTATCAAATAATATTCTCACACATGCTAATTCAGTACACGATAACTTTGCTAATGTTCTTAAAGCATTTTTAACATTATCTAATTGTTTATTGTTCATTTTTATCTATCTCCCTTATATATTCGGTAATTGTCAAGTAAGTCATTGCTGTTTCGTATTGATCTAATGTAATATTGCTTTTGCCGTTTTCTAATCTGTTATATTGTTCTCTACAAATGTGAAGTAAATCCGCTATATCTTGTTGAGTTAATTTTAGTGCCTTTCTACGTGCCTTTAACTGTTTTAAAAATTTCATATTGCCTCCTTTGTAATTAAACTATAACATTAAACATCACACTTGTCAACCCCTAATTGAATAAAGTTTACACAAATAAAAAAAAGACTTAATATTTCAAGTCTCTTTTGATACGATCTATTGTATATCTTAATGAGGCGTATATGGTATATCTACCAGTTACACGTTTCTTTCTATACATTTTATATAGTTGTATATAATCTTTTAGTGGTTTCATTTAAACACTACTAATGTATTACTATTTCTACAATCTATATGCGTCCAACTCTTACCAACTTCTAATCCAGTCACTCCAAGTTGTTGCCAGTTATCTTTAATGAAATCATTAACAACAGTAGGGGATACGTCCTTAACTTTGAAGTCAATAGCGTTTCCTAATATATGTTGGCTTTTAGAACTTCCTCTAACTGCTTTATTATATGCTTCACTCCTATATCCACTTGTTACCGTTATAGGTTTACCGAAATAATCCCTGATAGTTTGGATAGCATTTAATATGATCATGTTAAGTTTTAAATATTCCGTGCCATCATCTTGCATCAATTCTTTTATTTTGAAAGATTTAACCACAGATAACTCTTTAGACACCCATTTAAACTCACTCACACCATCTTTAATCAATTCAAGGGCAATTGTTCCAGTTGGTATCAATTCGTTTATATGGGCTTTAAATTCCCTTATACTCTCATCTCTGATTTCTACCTTATCCTCTAACATAACCTTGCATTGTTCTAACGCTTCAATTAAATTAGTCTTTTTTAGTAGTTCGTTCTCTAATTCTTCTATATGTAAGTTTGTTTCTTCAGTTGTTTTATTTTTAACAAATAACTTTGCAAACCATTTAAACATATTAGTCTACTACTCCTTTTGTAACGGGATTTATGATTACTCCTAGTCCGATCAATATCGCTAACGCACTATCAATAATCATATTAAGTTCTGGCGTTGGTGTAATATCAAATATTGATTTCAATATCATAAATACGAACGCAACTACACTTACTATAAAAGTTTTATTTCTTAATCTTGCTTTCCAGTCCATCATTTAACCTCCTTTTCCTTTATTGGTAATTTGTATAACTTATGTTGTAAGTCTTTTACTACTCCATTACCATTAAGGTTTGTATATTCCTTGAACATTTCCTCAAAGTTGGTCCTAGCATATAAAGGGAAGAGCCCTTTATCACTATATTTTTCATAAACACTAATTAGTCCATTTCTTAATAGTGCTTTCACACCTAATTGCGTAGCATTGTTTTTCTTCCTTTGTCTTATTGCTGCGTTAGTCAAGCATCCGATTGCAATAGTAATTATATAAATAATTACATTGATCATTACGTTGTCCATCTAGTTGTCCTCCGTTCTAAATCCTATGCTTTTTTGCTTTGGTTCTTCTACTTTAACTATTTGATTATAAGCATTAGCCAAGAGATTATACTCGCTAGATAATATATAATATTTTTCTACGAAATCTCTCAACTGCTTATATTCCTTTAATGTTATTTCTATCTTTTGCATTATATCACCCTATTTTATAACAGTTATTTGGAAAAATGTTCTGGTATCTGTTGTGACATCTAAATCGCCACCACTACTTTGATTTACTGTTACTACAAAATAATCTCCAGTGGATACATCGTGAAACGTTTTACCTAGATTTGCATATCCTCTTTCATATCTACTTCCAGCTGTAACAACATCAACTGCTGTTTCTATTGAACCGTTTAAAAATATAGATGCAAACCTACCCCCAGTGGCATCGCTATCCCATCTAACTCCAGCTTGTACTAAAACTGTTGCCCCATTATATTTTGCTGGTATTGTTAATCTGGTAGCTGCTCCTGAACTCCAAAAACTATCAGTATCATATGTTGCTGTATCCCACGGAATTGATAAATCAGTAGATGCAGTAGTAGTTTCATTAGCAGTTAAATTAACTAATGCACCAGCACCACCTAATCCATATTTATCTTCTAATAATTGTCCATTTTCTGCAAGTAAACCAAAATTAGTTATATCTTCTGCTAATGTTAAATCAGTTCCAGTTAAGTTCGCACTTGCTGTTGTACCGCTATTAGTTACTGTTGTTATACTATCAAAGTTTGTATAAACTAATTCAGTAGACGCTGCAGGTAACACGCTTTCTGGTGTTATTGTTCCAGCAGTTAATAGTAATGCGTTTACTTCTGTTATCGCTGAACTATCTGCTCTAAATTCAAATATATTTTGTTCCGTCCAACTATTACTAGAACTTTCCCAATAACTAAGAGCTAATTTCGTTAATGCTAATTGAGTTGTGGCATCACTAACAGCTAACGTATCTTTTGAACCGTTTATAAATATATCATAAGTAGTTCCATTCCATCTAAAGACAATCTTATATCTTGTATTTGGAAGTACAGTTTCAGAACCATAAGTATTTGAATTTGTTGTAATTCTCCATTTTTCGCCAGTTGAACCACTTTTATAAATTACATAATCGTTAGTAGCACTAAAGGAAGCTATAAATGAACTTGTTTCATTCATGTTACCAGTTAATACTTCAAAATATATAGTTCCGACATTTAAACTTGTAAAACTTCCACTTATTGCTTTACTTGATGCTCCATCAAACTTCAATGCATTATTTAACGCTTCTTGGTGTACGTTATCATCTACTGTTGTATCTATTTCAGTAGCAGTTGATGATATATCGCTTAATTTAGTTAAGTCAGCATCATCTGCATCTCCAATATTTAATACTGTTCCACTTAATGTTACATTATTTGTAAAGTCTAAAGCACCTGCTGCTTGACTTACAGTTCCTCCGCCACCAGCACCATCGTTAGATGTTATTGATAATGGATAAGTATCGTCACTATTTAATACAAATGTTCTTTCTTTTATATCTATTGTGTTATTTGTGCTATCAGTTAAAGCAAAACCTGCTAAATCTAAATCTGCTGATAATTGTGGTGTTGTATCATCAGTTAAATCTTGCATAGCACTATCTGCTGTTGAACCTTGAGCTGCTGTAGCAAAGTACCCTACATCTTCTGCTGCTGCTGTTCCTAAATCTCCTGGTTGTGTTGAACTATCTGCTAAATCAAGACTAGCATTAACGCTTGTATCTAGTTTAGTTTCATCTATACTTGCTGATTTGATATCTGCTTTTATTTCTTGACCTGTTAATGTTAAATCTATCTCATCAGTATCTGTAACTGTAACTGCGTCGTGTTTAGCTAAAGTATTAGCGACTATTTCATCAAACTTCGCTTTGGTTAATAGTCCTGCTCTTGATGTACTTGCAGATACTAAAGTAGCGTTAGTTCCGTCGCTTGAATTAACATCTACGGTTGTAGTAGTAGAAGTTCCTTCTGATAAATTTGTTGATACATTGGTTAACTTATCTGTATTTAATGCAACTGCTGTGTTATTAGCAACTTCAGTATCAAAGTCACTTATTGTACTTGCTACTTGTGTACCAGTATGGTTTGCTCTAGCAAGTAATGTAGCATCAGCACTATTTGCTGTTGATCCATCTGCTATATTAAGTAATGTTCTCATTGCTGCATAATCTACTGCTGATACTAAACTCTTGCCGTTAGTGCTAGGATTAACTCCTGACCACTCTGACAAGTTTGCTGCGTACGCTTGAACGTCTGAACCTATTTCTAAGTTAAGGGCATCTTTTAATTCTGCATAAGTTAGTCCTTCTATGTCTGTTCCATTAACAAATCTTGGTATATCATTTGCAACTGGAGTTCCACTTGTAGAAACGTTTCCGCTTCCAGCAGGTGTAGCCCAAGTTCCATCATCTTTTAAAAATTGTCCTGTATTTGCTGCTTTAGGTACATAACCGTGTTTAGTTATTGAAACATCATTAGTAGTATTATCTGCTAATATTTGCATTGCTTCAGTTACTTTTGCCGCTCCTATTGTAAGGGCTTCACTGCCAGTTACATCTCCTGTATGTGTTTGGTTATACAAATTAGTTGTTCCTTCTGAAACATCGTCGCTATCTATATCATCTATTGTTTCTAACGCAGTTTGTACATCTACATCAGTCGCACTTAATATTCCGTCAAAATTTGTGACGTCTACCGCAACATCATCTGCGTCTATACCTGTAAAGTTATTACCATCAAATGTTGGACTAGAGCCACTTATAACACTTTGGTCTATATATGTATGACTAGCACCACTTTCACCTATATGTGTATATGCTGCTTCAAAGTTTGTTTCTTGTGTTTCCGTTATATGTTCATTATCAGTTCCTGCATTTATTCCTGATAAATCATTATGAGTAAAATCACTTGATACATAAGTTGTATCTGGTGTATCTATATTTCCACTACCTAATATAGTAGTAGAGTTTATTGTTTTGATATTTGTGCCACTTACTAAAGTATCTTGTTTACTTGCTTCTAAACCACTATACAAAGTGTTTGTTGCATTATCGCCACTATTAGTATTAGTGGTATTACTTAATATAGTTCTTTCATCTGCTGTTAATATTTTAGTTAGCGTTCCTTCAACCATATTATCCATATCAAATGCGTCATCGTTTATTCCGTCTGGATCATAAACAGCTTTTGTCATATCTCCTGTACCAGCTACGTCTGTCCATTCTGTATCGTAATTAGTAGTTGATTTTTTAGATAATACTTGTCCTGTTGTTCCACCTGCTGCTACACCTGCTCCTGTTGCACCTGTTTCACCAGTAGCTCCTGTGTCGCCAGTTTCTCCTTGTATACCTTGTGTACCTTGATTAGCATATCCAGTTAGATCGGCTGTAATCTCATTTGTTTCTAAAGTAGCTGTAATCTCATTTGTTTCTAAAGTAGCTGTAATCTCGTTTGTTTCTAAAGTAGCTGTAATCTCGTTTGTTTCTAAAGTAGCTGTAATCTCGTTTGTTTCTAAATCAGCAGTTACATCCATATTTCATCACCCCGTAATATCATCTTTATCAATAATAAGTCTACCTTTAATTATTGTATAAGTTTCATCATCTGAACTATCCCATTGTACGTCATACCAATATGTACATTCGTCTAATAGATCTGTTTCAGTATCTAATAGTGTAGCATCAGCATATCCTTCGGCAGTAAAAGTTGTTATTTCTTTTTGTAATACATGTGTAGTATCGCTTAACTTTTCTTTAACTGATAACCATACTGTATCACCAGCTGTAAATTCTGTTTCAACATCGTTAATTACAAGTTTAACAGTTAAACCAAAAGTATCTCCTTTGGTCACATATAAGTCTTGTGTTGTTACTTGTGCCATAATATTTTCCTTCCCCTACCCTACTTGTATAAGATAGCCTTATTTTTATAAAACAACGAAAAACCGTTGGTTATACCCCTCCCCTACCGTAGTAGAGTGGGGGAGTGTTAAGTAAGTGTAAACTAATTATTTACGTTCAAATGTATAGGTTACAGTAACTGTTCCGCCATCATTTGTTTCTACTCCTAAATCTTTATAATAAACATATGTGTCATAATCGGTTATACTCATGCCGTCCCAAGTTTGTACTTGATATTTAAACCCTGTGGTTTGATATTGTGTCGGAGTTGCTCCACTATCATATGCCCAATTAGTAAATCCTGTAAATGTTAATTGTCCTGTATCTGGATGAGTTATCGTTAGATCAGTTATGATATCATAACTATCATCTTCAGTAGAAGCCGTTGTGCTATCGCTCATATAAATAACATCTAATAAACTCCAATATTCTATACCTATACCAAAGCCTTCCCAATAATCCAAGTGAAATGGACTACTTATGTAAGTTCCTGGTATCAATGTTCCGTCAGCTTCAAATTCGTCTACTCTTATTATTTGTAATTCATCTATGCCGCTCATACTAATTTTAGCATCTTCAGTATCTAAAAAAGCCACTAAATAATCTGTTATTGCATTTATACCTGTAGGAGCTTGTCCAAATCCTACTCCATATAAGTCAGTGGAATATGCTGATACATCTATTGTATATACAGTAGCTAAATTAACTGTATATTCCGTTGCGATTTGCATAGTTAAGTATTCATCATATATTTGTTCTTCATCGTATGTCATAGTTGTGGAAGCGTCAGTTATTGATTGTGTTGTTCCAAATCTTAAATATACATATGGAGTTGTTTGAAAACTACTACCTGATAAATCAGGGAATAATGTATCACGATCTGGTTGTGGCAAAATCTTTTGACACATTAAATCTAAATAATTATCTAACACTCTATTCTTTAGCATTTTACTTCCTACTTGTACGCCATCTTTAAACATCTTAAACTCTACGTGCTTGTTACTAATTTTCATCAATTACCACCCCATCAACTAGAGTAAGTTTGGTTTCTTCCATATCTTCATCTCTGATATACACACTATATGTGCCATCAGTTATTTCATCGTCCTCTATTTCGCCTGTTTCTACTCTAAAGGCATCTAGATAACTTTGTATATAATTAGAGTTTCTCATTTTAATTACATAGGTCATCATATTACCTATTGCTATATCTTGTCTTATATCAGTTACTATAAAATCTCCTGATACTAAATAGTCAGTGAAATCCAAATTGATTTTATTTAACGGTTTGAAGTTAGCTATAAAAGTATCTAACGCTGTGCTATTTACTCCTTTAACTTCAAATTCTACTATTTCTGTTTGTATTTTGGTTCTATTGATTTGGTTCTTTGCATACTCAACCATTTCAGAAGCAGTAAAATATTTACCTTTTAAATCTATTGTACGTTCTACTTTTCCTGTTGGTGATATAACATCTATACTATCTATTACTTCTTGTGCGTTAACAAATTTAGTTGTCTTTGGTAACAACGCAGTGGTTGCAAATACTGATACATCAGCTTCTACTGCTCTTGTTTTAAACCCTATTACATTGGTACTATTATAACCATCTAATATAAGTAAAACTTTAATACCTGCTGCTAATTCGTCTTGACCATCTATTCCCACAGCAGCACTATAAGTTACTAATTTAGTTGTAGTATCATAATCAACTGACATTAAATCAGCTGTTGCTCCGTAATCTAATAAAATTGTTACAAATGCTCCACTAAATGCTACTACTTCAAAAGCACCTTCCTGTAATGATTTAGCAGCCGATGTAGGTGATATACTAAATGCGTATGGTAACATAATAACATTCGTTTCGCTATCATATGGTGCTTCATCTAAATATTGATATTGTGTTAATATCTTTTGATTTTTAAGATTGATTACATTTGCATAATCTGTTGTTGATATGGTAGGTGTAAAGTTAACCCCTATACTATCATCTAACGTAGTTAAATAAGTATCATCTATGCTAATGTCAGCTTCTTTTAACTCTAAACTTTCTACTGTTTCTATATATATTTCTTGGTTTTCATCTATAAACCACGTGAAGTTATATTGATTAGATAATTTATTCATTAAACTTTCTACCGTTTCCATACTTGCTTTTATACTAATTGTAGTATCAGGTAAATTATTACTTTGTATAAAGAACCCTTCGTCTACTAAAGGTTGTAATATATCTTCTACTACATCACTCAAACTCTCAAAAGATTTCAATAATGATATAGTTCTTTTAGATGCAATAATCATAGGATTATAACACGTTAAGTTTAGCCTAACTATTTCATTACCAGTTCTATATGATGGTAGTGTCAGCTCTTCTAAATAACCCGTATATAAAACGTTATTAAACGCTAAATCATTCCCTGTTAAATCAGCACTTGATAAAGATCCATCATTTGTTATAGTATCTAAATTATCAAAATCTGTATAAACTAAATTAGTTGTACTGGTTGGCAATACGCTGTCTGGCGTAATTGTTCCAGCACTTAATGCTAAAGCATCAGCTTCGCTTATTGCTACATTTTCTAGTCTAGCATCATATAGGTTGCCACTAAAGTAATTGTCGCCACTAACGCTATCTCTACCTAGTGTTATATTGGCTATATTATAATGTATTGTAGAAGAAACGGACAATGCCTCTTTTACTCCGTCTATAAATATATCTATAGTTGAACCGTTAAATCTACATACTATTCTATGTCTGCCTGCTTCAGTAACTCCAGCTACTGTAGATATGTGAGAAGCGTCCGCTCTTATAAAGACAAACCCAGATGTGTTAATACCAAATCTTTCAATGTTGGTATCTCCTGTTATAAAATATTCAGTTTCATCTCTAGTTTCTTTAATATCTACATCTATATATATTGTGTCTGCATTAAACGTACTAAATGCACCACCTGTTGCATAACTTGATGATCCATTAAACTTCAATGATCCGCTTTCTGTATCTATTATTTCTACTTTTTGGTATTTAACAGGTAAATCAGCTATTGCTTTTCCTGTAAAATCTACAGCCATTATTGATATTTGACTTTCTCTTGAAGTGTTTTTTAAACTTGCCATGTATGCTGTAGGATTAGATCCTGTTGTTATTATATCGTATTCAGTTGCGTTAAACTTTGCTTTTAATTCCATTATGCAACACCTCTAGTTTGACTTAATACGTCGCTTACTAGACTAGTTACCATGACCTTTATATCTTCTCCACCTATGCTTAATGATGGATATACGTTTACCATTGTACTTCCTCCGCCACCCATTTTATGGTTTGGTGTAATTGATCCTGATGTGTTTGGTGTAAATAATTCTGGTCCTCGTTCTCCAACCATATAAGGTTGATTTGAATTAGCTCCTCCACCATTTGCTCTATGACTAATACCGAAGAAACCTGCTATACCTGACAATACGCCTACTATATCAGTTCCAAATAGTCCTTTTGATACTTTATTACCAAATGCTCCACGTGCCTCTGCTTTAGGACCAGTAAAAAACTCTGTCCACCAGTCACCAGCTCCTGCTAACATACCTTTTAATCCGCCTAGTTCTGACATTAAATCTTTAACGTTTTGTATTGGTTTCCAAGTGCTAAAGGCTTTCCATGCAGTATCTAAAGCTGGTACTAAATCATCTGTTAAAAATGGTACTAATGTGTTTGCTAAAAACTCATAGAAACCTACTTTTAAAGGGATTAACATTTTACCAATACCTTCTTTTAAATCTCCAATAGCATTTTCTGCTGCTGCTATTTTACCTGCATCAGTTTGTCTTAATGCTGTATTCATATCCCCAACATTATCAGTTATAACTTCAGCCAATATTGCTGCTCTTTCCATTTCGTTACCATTCTTTAATACTTTCTCTTGAGTTTCATCAAATGAAATCCCAACTCTAGTTAATGCTCCAACTTGTCCTTGTAATGCTTTCCCCATTAAATTCGCTATATTAACGAAATCTCCTGTTCCTGCATTTACTCCCTTTTGTTGTGCTACTAGATTATTCATAGCAGGTGTTAGTAGTTTCAATGTATCAGCTGTACTAGCAAATGTAGCTAATTGTTGTTGCCCTGATATAATTAGTTCATCTCCAAAGATACCTCTTTTTTGTTCTTCTCTCGCCAAGTTCATAACTGATTTGATTTCTGCGTCAGTTGCTCCAATTCTTTTAGTCATTACTTCGGTTAATTTAGTTTCGCCTTCAACTTGAAGATTATATGCTTCAATAGATTGTTTTGAAAAATCTAATATCTTTTTAGCTGCAAAAGCAACTCCTGCTGCTTTAGCGAAGTTTTTAACTGATGTACCTAAATTACCCACACTCTTTTGAGCTCCTTTGGTATCATAATTAACTTTAAAATCTATCCTTGCATCAGCTGCCATCTTTCTCACCCACCTTTTCGTTTAAGTAATTATATAAAATACTTAACCCTTCTTTGTTCTCGTTCTTTAAACGATATTTCAATTTCATTAGTTTTACAAAGTTTATATAATCTTTGTTATACTTATCTGCCTTTGGTAGTTTTTCTGTTCTAAATCCTACTACCTTACAAATTGATGCGTTACCTTCAAGGAATATACCCTCTAGCATTGAATTAAACTCCCACCAGTTGATTTTATCTTTGTTTAAGTCTATTTGCCTTGCTGATTTAAAACTGTCCCATATAAGCCTGTAATCTATCTTAAAATCAATAGTCCTTTTACCATCGCTTTTAACAGCTTTTTGTAATGAATTGAATATTGAGTTAATTAAATCAACCTTGTTAGGTATATCTATATCTAATTCAGGTATCAATAACTCTATTACTTCGTTGACTTTTTGTTGTTCAGCGTATTCAAACGCTAACATGACCGCCTTAAAGCTTATATCCATTGTATATTCTTTACCGTTTATTTTAATCTTATCTATGTCATTCCAATCTATTGTTGGATTGTATTCGTATATTGCTCTTTGTTTTGGTCTATTAAAGTGCTTATTACAAGCAGGCCCACTTTACCAACTAAATTGTTATATTCTATTTCTGGCATTACGTTTTTTAAAAAGTCTACTTGATCTTTAAAAAATATATTCCCCATGTCAATACCTAGTTCTTCGTTTTCTCCATCTATCGCTATTTCTAATTGTCTAGCTTGTTCCTTTATCATGTGTAATTTATCTATTTCTTGTTTATATTTATCTGCATCAGTTGTTAAAGAAACCAATTTATCTTGTTCACTTATTGCTTTAACTATGCTTGTTTTATCATTTACCTGTGTATCTAATCTTTTAAATATTTCCCTTAACTGTTCGCTTTCATCATACGTTACTTTGACTTCTATTTCTTTTGTATTAGGTTTACCTTCTTCTTTGTATCCTAGCTTAACCTGTGTTTCAAAAAAGATTTCTTCTACATTAAACTCTATCATTGTTTCCTCCTTAAAAGTTATATAAGGGAGCAAAGCCCCCATATATTATAATGAAGTTCTTGTAATTGTTCCGTCTGCTACTTTAAATGTAATATCTATTGCTCTTACTTCTTCTATTGTCATTGTTTCGCTAATAGCAGTAAGTTCGCCATTGAACGTTAAAGTTGCTCCACTTGTTCCGTCAGCAGTATCAGTAATTCTGATTGCTAAACTTCTAGTTGTTGTATGTCGGATTGTTAATAAAAATTCTGATAAAGTATCTCCATCATCATACTTAATTGTAAATCCAAATTCAGGATCTAATGCTGTTACTTTGTTTTGTGCTACATCACTATTAAGTTTGTAAAAAGTATCAACAACTTCTCCCCATGATACATCAGCACTTACTATGTCAGCTTCTTGCCAACTTTCAGAACCTGTAATATCTACTTCTAATTTGAAGTCTTTACCTGTAATATAAGCCATCTTATTCCTCCTACTCTATTATTGCTTTGAAATTAACATTATATAATATTCTTTCATTTTCATCTTTTCCTACGTATTGAGGTTCGTTATCTACATATATCATTTCAATATTTGAACTTGTTAGCGTTAAACCATTTTGCATATTAAGTTTATTAACTACTTCATCTACTAAACCTCTAGTAGTAGTGTCATCATTTTTAGTACCCCTTATAAGCACTCTAAATCTAACCGTACTATATATTCTAGTTGCGTTTAATTTATTGGTAGTTTCACCATCCATAAGTGATACAGCCGCTACTGAAGTACCTGTTTTAGGTAGTTCTGGACTATATGCTTTCGTTATGCTTGTTTCTTCAATTAGTAATCTAACTTTAGTCACAAATTCCGTACTGTTATATGCCATCTAATCACCTCTTATAATAATCATAAATCTTTATGTATATTCTTTTCCATTCTTTTACATTTCTTCTTACGGTTTCTTCCCACCATAATGATATTGCTCTCCTATTACCTGGACCAGCACTTGCATCTCCGTAGTATAACCTTCTGACCTGTGGTGCTATCATAGTTACTATACCTTGAGCAAATTTACTATGTAGTGATCCGCTTTGATACATTGTACCTTCATCCCAATAGGTAAATTCTTTAACGTCTTTATATGCTTGTTGTGATACTGCTGGTATTGCATCTCTAGTAGTTTTCTTACCAATAGATAATAACCAGTTATTAGCTTGTTGAAAGTTCTTAAAAGCCTTCATACTAATATAATCTCATAGTGATGTGGATTAGTACCATTACCATATAAAGTATCAATATCTCGTACTTCGTACTCACGACCATTGAATGTTATTAAATCTTGTTCTGTAAATGTTAAATGTTTAGGTATAGAGTTTTGATAATCGTAAAACAAAGTAGCTTTACCAATTATTTCTTTTCCATCCTTTGACATCTTTAATACTTGTTGCTCATCAATTTTTACGAATTGAATTTCTCTACTAGTTGGATCATTTATTGCTTCACCTGTATTAGTAAAGTCATATTTGTGTGTTATGGTATGTGGCAATCTTGATCTTGGTATTTGTTTTATCATATTTTAACCTCCTAAATAATAATTATCAAAGGGGAATAAGTCCCCAATGATTATAATATTCTAGTCAAAAGACCAGACTGAATTAGATACCTTTGTGATTTAGGTGCTATTTTTTGATATTCTTTAGAACCTGTACCACCTGTTGTGTTACTTTCCGAGTACTTGCCAATGTTGAAACTTGTTGCCGCTCCAGCGTAATCATCATCTAGTCCAAGATTATTCTCGTTGTATTCAACTTGATATGCTGTTGCTAGTTTTAAATTATCAGGAGCAGTAGTAGCAGTATAGTCATCAGCTGATATCTTTGCCCAATTGAAACAGTGTGCCTTAATAAGTTCTGATGCTACATATATTTTATTCATTGTTCCATCACAGTTGTCTGGATACAAAGTACCATCATCGTTCAGTATTGTGTGTAGTTCAACTATCGTAAGATACTGACTTCTATCGTTTTCTAATGCCATAGTTTATTGCTCCTTTCTAATTATACGCTTGACGCGTGATATTTAACTTGTATTTTAGTAGCGTTCAATACTCTAAATCCAGAGTTGATTTCTACTTGTGCTTTTTTACCAATATAATCTTCAGTATCTATAATTCTCATAGCTGATAATAAAGTGGTAATTCCGAATGCATCCGCATCACCCATAATCATATCTACTAGAGATAAGTTTACAGAAGTTGAATTTGCACTATCGCTGTATGGGAAATATAAAGCTGCAGTTTCATTTAAACCGTTTGCTTCTATAACTCTAATTCCATACCATAATCCAGCTCTACCTGTAGAGAATACGTCGTCGTTTTTAACTGGTACGAAATCTCCACCTGCTTGTGTTAATATTTCTTCATAAACTGAAGTTGATACTATTACATAAGTAGGATTTGCTTTGTTGTCTTTTAATTCTTTTCTCATACCTATGATATAAGATAATACATTACTATCAGAAATAGCAGTAGTATCAGAATAGTCAGTACCTTCATTAACTAGACATGCTAGTCCTGAAGTTTGCCATCCTTCTGAAACTTCTTTAAGTATTCTTGAATATTCAGCTTCTGCTTTATTGTAAGCAACTGCTGCTTCAGTAATACCAAAAATTTGTTCTTCTACTCTAAATGCGTTGTTAATAACAACTTGAATTAAAGTATCTGCAGTAGTAGCTCCTGAGAAGCTTCCACCTACAACTTGAGGATCAACGATTGCGTTGCTTCCTAATTTGTGGAAAAAGTAACCTCCAGCTTGTGTAACTACTTTGTCAGTATATGTCATACCTGGTACTAATACACTGTCGTAGTATAAGTTTGGTTCTACAATAGGTAAATATTTTTCATCTACGTATTGTGAGTTTATTGTTAGTGACATTTAATCATTCCTTTCATTGATTGATTATCCTTTATAAAAAGGATTGTTTTTGTACTTTTCATCTAAAAATGATTTAGATGATTGTTTGTTTGGTGTAGTTGCTTTATTTTCTACACCGACTTTAGTGCTTGGTTGTTCTCTTAACATTGGTAGTTTATCTTCAATAATTTCAGTAAGTTGTGTCTTCAATACTTCTCTATCAAGTCCTTTGTCTGTAAATATAGCTTCGTTGTCTATTAGTTTAATTAACACATCTTTGTGTTTAGTATCTACTTCTAGTTCTAATAACGTATCCGCTATAGCTACTTCTAAATCCTTGTTTTGATACATATCCTTCCACTTGCTTACTTCTGTTTGTAATACACCAGTTGTTTCTAATGCCTTATCCAATTCTGTTTTTTGAGCTTCTTGAAGTTTAGAATATTCATCAACTGCTATTTTAGCATTGTCAAAATCTTCCACTCCTAGTTTTTTTAGTGCCTTTGCCATTTCTTCTTTTACATTCTTTGCAACAATGTTATTAACATCATCCTGTGTAAAAGTCTTTTCGTCTACCTCTTTTATAGTTGATTGTTCAGTAGTTTCAACTGTTTCTTTTTTACTTTCCATAAGTAAAATCCTCTTTTCTTCCCATTGTTTAAGGGCACATAAGGTTAAGCCCGAATTGCTAATAGTTTTTTATGAACTCTTTGTACTCATCTGTATCAAAGTCAATAGGTGTTGTGTATTCCACTATATGTGAACAATGACAGTTAATATCCTGTGCAGGATCGCCAAAGTTTTGTGGTGCGTCTGTTCCTATACTAAAGTAACTACCTACACCGAACACTTGTTCGCCATCTATTGAAGCGTGGTCCATTCTAGGTTCTGCTGCTATCCAGTTATAAATCCAAGTCTTTTTCATTAGGTTTCCTCTTGTTTCGCTTAATTTACCTGCTGATTGCTTGGCTAGACTTTTGTGTGTGTTGACTTCAGTAGTTGCTATAGTAGTTGCTTTACCACCGTTGTTTGATAATATCTTCTTAATGCTCTTTTCTACTTGTCTAGGTGTCTTTTGTCCTTTAACACCTTGTGCTACTACACTATACATTCGTTGAGTAGTACCCTTAATATTGCCACCTATAATTGATTTAAACTGTATCTTTTCATTTCTTTCTCTTATCTGTTCGCTTATTATATGTGATAAATTAAGTTTAGTATTGATCCTAGTGTCTATTTGCTTATCCATAAAGTCATAGAATAGTCTAGTTGTTCCTATTGTGTCAGCTGATGTCTTTGTTATGTTCTTTCCATTTGTCAACCATAGAGAACCTATAATAATAGCCATGTTCTTTTTAAATTCCTTTAAATCATCGGTATTCTTTAATTCGCCTTCATCATCGTATTGCCAATCGTATTGTTCATACTCATGTTTAATTTCTTGATAACTATCGCTATAATCCTTTGTCATAGCCTTTAGTAAATTGGTTTCCTGTTTAGTTAAAACTTCTTCTAACACTTATATCACCTACTCTACTATTGGTTCTTCAATCGGTTCTTCTATTGGTTCTTCTGGTATGAACATTGTATTACCTGTGTTTTGTAATATCCTTGCTCTTTCGTCTTCATCTAATTCATCACCGTATATTTCATCTAACGCTTTTTCATTATCAGTAATATTGGCTTCTACCATCATTTTATTTTGTTCTATTAGTGTTTGTCTATCTGGTGTAATGTAATCCCCAATTTCTATTTTAACATCATATTCTTTTGGTGATTTCTTTCTAAATACATCATATGCCTGCATAACCGTTTCTAACATCGGTTGTAAGAAGTCCACAAGATGTGTAACCATAGATTGCCTAGTTCTCAACGATGTCATTTCACGTTGTATTAAAGCTTCTCCTGATGCGTTTGCTCCAGCAGTATCATTTATACCAATAGTTAAAGCGTTAAGCCCTACATTGGCTAATATGTTATTTAATAAAGCGTTTACACCCTTCGTATACTCATCTGTTCTTATTGCTGGTTGATTATGTGATATTTCGTTCTTACCGTTCTCACGATCATCAGTACCAGTTACTACATATTTCTTTCTAAAGTTATTGAATACTTTACCTGTTGCTAATATATCAGGTATATATGTTTCTGCTCTACCTGTTCTATATTCGTCCATTAGTTGTGACCATACTTCATCTATACTATCAAATTCAGCTACTATGCCATCAAAGTCAGATTTAAGTCCTTCAAACTCTCCACCTAATATAAAATCGCCTTTAAATGTATATGGTACTAAATCCATTGTTTCTTCCAACGTATTCAATGGTATGTCTACTAATTCTTTATCTTTAACCTTATATAATTTATACTCTACAAAGCCTTTACCATATATTTCATGTAATACATAGTTACTCTTTTCAAAGTCGTAATGCTCCTTGAATATAAACCCTTGTGTTCTACCTCTTGTTTTAATCACTTCATAGTTAAACGGTGCATACTTCTCAATTATTGGATATTCACTTACTTCTGGATCGCTACTTACTTTCCAAGCAAATGATTTACCCCAGCACTGTGTTAATACTGAATTGTATAAAAGTGTTAGCCAGTTATTATCTTCTAATATCTCATGTAATAAATCAGTTTCTTTAGTTTTTTCTTTTTCACCTTTCATTACTGATGCAGTGATTTCCGAATTCGTTAATAGTCTTGCTTTACCATGACATATCATAGCAGGTATTCCACTATGTACTACCCTTATATCGCTAGTTACATTAGCATAATAGTAGCTATCTTTAGTATCAATGGTTGTATACGCATTAGTCTTTGATTGATAGAAGTCTGCTAATAGATCCTCATCACCTAAAAACCATAGGTATTTCTCTTGTAATTTGTATTGATCGCGTTCTACTGTTTTCTTTGGCATTTTATCACCTCTTACTTTCGTATAATTTTGTATGTACGGATACATGAAGCCAGTTAGCGCTTCGCCTATTTTGTCTTTTAACCCCAAGTTAATCACTTCCCTATCTTTTCTTTAAATGGTAAGAACGCATACTGACTAGCGTTGATTGTATGGTCATTAGCATCTTCAGGTTCGTCTTTGTTAGGCAACCAACTGTATAAATTGTGTTCCCTTATGTGTTGTTCACACTTATCTACTACTAGGTACTTTTTAGTAGCTATCCACCCATTTTGCAGGTTTATTCTATCTATTATCTTTGTTTTCTTATAAGCATTAACAAAGTTGAAATTCAACGCATGTACTCGCTTATATTTTTGACACTCTGTTATGGTAGCTTGATCCGCACTATCTACAAACACTGTTGGACATATGCCCCACTTCTGTTGGTTTCTTAATACAAAATCACTTACCTTAATTGCTATATCAGATGGTGTCAATGTGAAACTATCTCTATTGTTATATACTTCTTCTTCTAACACTACGTATTCATTACCTCTAGTTAATCCGCCCCATATAAATGCAAATGTATCATCTGACTTACTTGAATATGATGTATCTATACCACATGTATATCGTACGTATGTTCGTTTGGTAAGCCTTTTTAAATCCTGTTCATCAGGATTAGTATACATAGCCCATTTCTCACTTACTATGTTTGCTTGTGGTAACCTAAATATTAAGCCAACACCCTTAGTTCTTATTCCTTGTATCTTTGTCTTATATTCCCTTGTTTCAGGTAATAAGCTATGCAATAGTCTTTCTCTCTTTGCTTCATCCATAGTTGGATTATCATCAAAGTTAAAGAACCAATAATGCCAATGTTTCTGTTCTGGTGCTTTTAATAGCTCTTCCCATATGTGATTTGGTACACTATCTCTATATTTTTCTATAGGTCTAGATCTATTTATAATTTCCTTGTATATTTCTTTATCTGGATTATCTGGATTTAGTGTTACACAACAGTATTCAAATCTCGGTAGGAATAACTCCCTTATGAAACCCATATCTGCTATATTTACTTCATCTATAAACACTGCTCCGAATTGTCCACCTAATACCTTCTTAAACCTTGCTGCATCACTATATCCTACTAAATAGACTGTATCATCGCCTATTTTAATATGTGGTAGCTTCTGTTTACTATTACCTTGTAAGAACACTTCTATATCAGGGAAATTGTCCATAAGTCCACAATCGCCTGTTGATAGTATATTACTCATTACTGTACCTAAACTTTCAGCAGCTATTAAATGCTTATTACGTTTAGTCTTTTTAATCATGTATAAGAACTTACTAGATATAGCAGTTGTAGTCTTACCTGCCTGTGTAGTTCCCTCTAGTACATCTACTTCACTATCAGTTAATAAGAAATCAAGATACTTCTGTGTTATCTTCATTCTTTAACTCCTCAATAGAGTTTATCAATTCTTCTACTGGTGTAGTATCGTATACAACGGTATTTTTAACCTCGTCAATAGGCTTTTCTCCTATCATAGCAGCTAATATTTCATATGCTTTAGTATCGCCTTTTAACGCCTTGTCTATTAGCCTTATATTGACTAGTGTCTTTTTATCAACACCTTCTACTTCACTTTTGTCTTTTAATACTGCTTTTAGTATTTGTCTAAATTCCTTTTCAGCTGTTTCTTGTTTACCTCTAGCAATTCCACCAGCACGTTGTATTTTTAACGCTTCTTCTGGTGTGCGTTGATTTAACGGTATTAAATTTTCCTTCCCCATATGTATCACCTACTTATTGATTATTTCTTAACTGGTTTGCATGGTCCTTTACCTCTACCTGTTCTTGGTCCTTTACCTTCTGGTCCTTTACCATCTCTTTGTGCCATTATTTCACTTCTTCCATTTCAAAATTGTTTAATTGATATGCTGCACTTGTCTTAACCAAGTAATCGCCTTCTTTTAACTCTGCTTTAGTATGGCTAGTTTGATCTACCCTATTACCTCTTTCAGTATCAAAGTGTTTTTCGCTATCTTCTACTATATACAATATACCTTCTTCTAATACTAACTCTTGGTGTATTAGTGGCATATCAGTTAATACTTGTTCTTTAGTTTTGCTTGTTATTTTAATTGCTTCAAACTTCTTATTAGCTTCTTTAACTTGTTCCTTTAATTTCTTTACTTGTGCTATTGCCATCTTTGGTATTACTTTCATATTATCTTCTCCTCTATATTATTTTGCCAAATCCTGCTTTTCTTATCTGTTCTGCTCTCTCTGGTGTAGTATCTAATACTTCGCCTTTTTTAACTGCTCTACCTAGTGCTATATCGTCATAGCCGTTAGTTATCTTAATCTTACAATCTAAATTAGGTTCTTCTGTATACACATAGTTATCATTCTTACCACCTAGATCACCTATTAAGTCTATCCAGTCTTGTATATTGTCCTTCTTATGGTATTTAAAGCCTCTTAGATCCTCTTTAAGCATTCTATCTATAACTTCGTCCATGTTACTCATATCTAGCTCTAATAGATAGCCATTAACGCCATCTTGTATTTGTTCTACTGCACTCTCGTACTTGGTTACTAACATTGGTACTCCACAACTAATAAACTCTATTGTTGTTCTAGGATAGCTTTCATGTGATGAAAACTGTACTCCAAAGTCTGCTCCTTGCATATAATCAGTTACATTTAATCTTGGCTCTCTTTTAATAAAGCCATCTATATCACTTGGCATACTACCATCAGTAAATACTTCCCAAGTGAACGGTATCTTCCTTGCATTTAACCTTTGTGCAAATAATACCATTCTATCTAGTATGTTTCCTTTATCGCTACCTAGTCTAGTAGCACTCACTAAATAAAATCTTTTCATTGGTTTAGGTTCATCAAATAGGTTGTATAATACACCACATTTTACATTCGGTGCTACGTCCTCTACAGCCTTTGCAGATGTTATGCTATCAGCTGTGACTGAAGTGGTCATTGGTGACTTCGGATAATGGTGCATATAGCCGTTCATGTTATTACATATTTGTTGATGTACTCTCTTGGCTTTTAAGTTCTTTTCTATAATGTGTGGATTTAATCCAAAGTGAAAGAATAAATCACATTCTAAATCTTGTCCTGTATTCTTAACACACTTAACTACTTTCTTGTATCTTGATAACTGGTATGGATCACATGTATCATATAGCATTATTATATCGTATGTATCTTTTAAGTATTCACATGCTGCATACATTGATGTTTCTATACCACCCATTTTAGTTATCCTTGATCTATGAAATATCACTTGTGTTTTAACTGGTCGCTTTACTTTAATTTCGTGCTTCAAATATTGTGTAGATAAACTATCTTCTCTACCAGCGTAATAAATATACAATGGTTCTACTATGTTTACCTTTTTGCCTTTTCGTACATTCTTATTAAACTCTATTTCTTCTCCAACTTGTAGGGTTTCATCAAATCTATGACTACCTACTGTTTTTCTATTATATACACAATTCCAACTACAAGTGTTTTCTCTTATAGGTCGGTCTTTTATTTCCATAACTCTGCCGTCTTGATATTCCCAGCTCATAAATCCGTAGCCAAATTCTCCCTCGTCTATTTTAGCTAACCATTTCTCTATATAGTTTTCTTTTATCATATCGTCGCTATCAATGAACGCTATATATTTACCTGTTGTGTTGTCTATTCCTGTATTTCTAGCTTTAGATACTCCACCGTTGTTTTGGTGTATGGCCTTTATTGGTAATTTATCTAGTCTAGTTTCGTTACAGCCGTCATCTACTAACATAACTTCTACTCTTTTATTTAATTGTGGTAATAATCTATCCATTAGTCGCATTGTTAACTCATAAGTCTTGTAGAATGGAATTATAATTGATAAGTCTATATCATAGTATCCCCTTTTAGATAGGTCTACTCCAATGCCTTCTTTTTTAAACAACTCTAATACTTCATTAGTCCATTTACCTTTTACTACTCCCCATGGTTTCATGTCTTTGTAGTACCCCATGTCTATTACATGATCGCCTTGATTTAAGTAGTGTTTATATGGACTGTCTAATCTTTGTGTTTCCCATTCCCATATAGTCATAGGATTTTTAGTTAATTCTATTAGTTTCTTCCTATTCCATACTGCTGGTTGTGTGTTACATAAATATATAACACGGTTTTTTCTTAATCTAAACTGTCCTATCTTTTCTTCTTGAAACCAACCATTACGATTAGCAGATACATTTTGAAAATTAAATACTGCTGTATCTTCATCAAAATTATTGGTACAAAATTCTATAATGTCTTGCTTTACTGGTTGTCTTATAAAATAATCTTCTAACAATAATATTACATATTCGCTATCTAGTCTTTCTAATGCTTTATGTAACCTAGTCGTCCATTCACCTTTAATTGTAAAAGTGTTTTTGTTGTATTTTTTAGTTTCGGTACATATATAGGTATCATATGGACAATTAGTCCAATATTTGTTTTTTAGTATAAAGAACGGATCTAATAAATCTATATAGCCATCACAACTCATTACTAAAATATCAGTTTTCATATCATTCCCTCTTTTTTCACGAAATCAAATTCACCTTTTAGTGACCTATCGTTAACACTGCCAATTCTTGGATAATTATAATGATATGCTATTATCTCTGTATATAAATTACTATTGCTATTTTTAAATAATTCTTGTGTGAAACTTACATCTCCGCGTCCTTCTGGTCCGTACACAGCATCACCAAGTATTGTTCTTTTATATATCTTTAAATTTCCACTCCATAAAATTCCTTTATTACGAGCTTTAAATATGTGTCCATTTGTTGCTAATAAATCAAACCAATACATATCATAAGTTCCATCTACCAATTTACACACTTCTTTTATTTTTGGTAAATAATAATCATCAGTATCTATCATAGTTATATAATCACCTGTTACTTGGCTTAATAATTTATTACAAGTATAACTATTACCTTTATTTATATCATTAGTTATTATTTTGAGTTGTGGAATTTGATTTTCATATTTTCTTAACAACTCCAATGAATTATCTGTTGAACCGTCATCACATACTATGATTTCATATGCGTATTCTAATGGTATGCTTTCTATCATCTTTTCTATCCATTTTTCACTGTTATACATAGCGGATACGAAACTAATATTCATGTTATCCTCTTTCTGCTGATTTCACCACACTAGGATTATATTTAATCACTTTATTTATATCAACTTCTATATAGTCTATTTTGTCCTTGATTTTGTCAAACAATAGTTCGCCTTTTAATGTTTTTATAAATACCGCAGACACGCCTTTATTATCGGCAAAGTCAGGGTATTCATTTCCTATGCCCCAAAAATCTCCTAGCATTATATCACTATTACTCTTAAAGTTTTTAAACTGGCAATTATAACAACTAGCACATAGGTTTTTATCTCCTAAAAAATCTTGCATAAATTCATTATTTTGAAAAGGTTGTAATACTATCTCTCCATTACTTAACTCATATCTAACTTTGAAATTAGTCCATCCTTCTTCTTTATCTCTAAAGTCCATATCTATTATTCCGTTATCGGCACAATACTTATTAAAGGCTTCTTTTGTTGGTGTGCCATGACATATAAAGTCTATTTGATATAAGTTTTCTTTTGGCTTTGTCATTTGACAAGGTGTTCCACTAAATAAAGTTAGTTCATTGGTTATTAATTTATAATTTACTGTTGATCTAACATATTTACTTTTCCGTAACTTCGTTAAATCTTCTTTATTATCTATTTTAATGTGTTTAACATCTAACTCATCCCAAGCAGCACCAATTACTGATCCGCCTTGTTCTATTATATGTTCAGCTAATGCTGTAAATATACCACCACTAGAACTCTTTAACCTAATGCTGTCATCTTTATTCTTTACTGCATATACTTTCAATTAAATCACCTAATCTATAACATTCTTTTTTATAATCTGGCATTATTTCTTCAAGGTGTTTTTTAATGCTATCTTTATTTTCATATATCCATTTAAAACTATTAGTTAAATCATCTGCTGTTTTCATATCTTCTGATGGCAACACATAACCTTTGTATGTTCCAAATAAGTCCTGTGCTATGCCCTTACTCTTAATGGAGTATCCAACTACTAATGTTGGTATACATTGACTATAACTGCTTACACTAGCGTGTGTTCTTGCTGTTACTAACATTTTACATTTACCTATATAACCTTTAAGTTCCATAGCGTTACCATTTACTATTCTCATCCTACCATTATTAATATATAAATCATTTAACATTGGCATATCATTATTTATCTCTTGTGTAACGTGTGGTACTAACATCACATTATATTGTGTATTGTTCATTATATATTCTATTAGATTTTCATAGTTTGCTCGCGACATATCATCGCTAACAAAATTACTAGCATTTATACCTATCCACTCTTTGCCCATATCGTCAAACTCAACTTCTTCAGTTTTTAATACAAAAGCACTATCAGGTATAAGTTCACAATCTATTCCGTTGTCTTTTAGTGCATTATAAGTTATACTCTCACGAGCTGTTATAAGTGAATATCGTTGTAAATCATCTACAATATCAGGTATAACTTCAGGTGTGATGCTACAACCTATCAAAGCAGTTTGCAACCCATAATCATAAAACGACATATTTTCTTTTGCAAGTAAATCAATCGCACCTGGATAACAATAGTTATCTCCACCTATAGAAATTGCTATACCGCCTCTTCGTCCTATTATATTGTTCTTATATATTGTTAGCCCTTTAATTTCATCTAGTCCCCATTTATAATCTTCCCAATGATTATTAGAATATAAATCTATATCATCAAACTTACATATATCTATAAGCGTTCTTACGATTGCTTCACAGCCGTGGTTCGCACTACCGCTATGAAAATACATTATAGTTTTCATAGTTTATCAATTATTTCTTTAAGTTCTTTTTTAGTTATCTTCACACAGTTGCTACTTGTAAACGGTTCTGTGTATTCAACTTTACTTGTTATTTGAGAATTAACTCTATATCCAAGTGGAGTTCTTTCGCTATGATTAAGTTCGTTAACTGTTAATAAGGCTTCTCCTGTCTTTTCAATGCCACGCATACCAGTTATAACTTGGTTATCACTTATAGCGTCTGCTAGTTCTCCTATGGTGCAACCTTTATTTTCGTATATAAATAAGTCTTGATGTTCTCCTTTTTCTAAAGCATACAATACTAACTCAACTGCTTCATCTATACTCATAAAGAACCTTGTCATACTTCTATCAGTAATAGTTATTGGTTTTCCTTCTTCTTTAAGTGTCAACCAATGTGGTACAACACTACCTTCGCTACCTATAACATTACCATATCTAGTGATAATGATATCTGTATGTCCTTTGAACATACTTAAGCCCATTCGTTCCATTAAAAATTTGGTAGATCCATAAGTTGTTTCTGCGTTGGCTGCTTTGTCAGTAGACAACATAACTAATTTGTTTACCTTGTTTTTATCACAAGCAAACATAACATTACGACTTCCTATTACATTTATATCTATTGCCGTTAATGGTTGTGCTTCACATATATCTACATATTTGTTAGCTGCTGCATGTATACAATAATCTACACCTTCTAGTGATCTATTGATTTCCCTAAAGTGTGTAATATCTCCAATAATAAATTTGATTTTCTTATTGTCATTAAATAATCTACGCATGGCTACTTGTTTACTTTCATCTCTACTAAATATTCTAACTTCTTTTACATCTAGTTCTAATAATCTTTTAGTCATAGCTTTGCCTAACGATCCTGATCCACCTGTAATTAAGATAACTTTATTCTTCATTGTATCCTCCGTTATTCGTATTCAATTTCCACTATTATTTGATCGTGGTTTCCGTAAGTCTTTATTACTTGTCCGTTATATACTTGTTTGTCATCTTTATAGGCATAACC